TATCCCATGCCTTTGCTGCTGTGAAGTTATTAAAACTAAACTCCATTCTATCTACTAGTTTTACTGCCCCACCAGACACTCTATCTATTGCAACATAACCTTCTGGGTTTACTGCTTTAAATCCATTTGAAGTTCTGATAAATGTTCCTATACCTTTTACTGAATTTAATTTGTATATTACTAACATTTTAGCCGCTATAATATAGTTTTGAAAAAATGCTATCTGTGTTAGATTACTTACATGTTTTTTAAACTCTCTGTCATATTCTTTTTGAAGTGTTTCATACTTCTTTTTTCCTGCAGGACTTTTCATCTTATCAATCTGTTCTTGTAATTTATTTTTAAAAAAAGTTACATATCCTATAGCGTGTCTTTTAGGATTTGTTATAGGTTTACCTGCTCTTACAAATGTATTATTATATGTTTTATATGAAGCACCAGCAAGAGCACCTGTTAAACCTAAACCGCCTGCTATATAATCTACAGGATCTTTAGGATCAAAAAACACTTTTGCAGATTCTTTTGCAATTAAAGTATTTATTTCATCTTCTAGTTGTACAGATGTTTTACCTGTAGGATCAATACCAGCATCAACAAATTTTTGTATTGTTTCTGCATCAGTAATAAAGGGTTGATTATCTAGTAATTGCTCTTCCATTTTAACCTGTTTGTGTTGTTGGTGGTTTTATTGATGTATAAGCATTAAAAGCTGCACCCAATCCCAAAGCAGTTGGATCAGATGGCAATCTATACTGCGAATCTATTTGTGTTCTGCCAGCTTGGAACTGTGGTAATAGCTGACCAGTAAGTTGTAATGCTTGTAAAGGTCTACCTTGTTGATCTAATTGTTGCTGGAATAATCTTGATAAGCCAGTTTCTTCTATACCTCTACCAGTTTGTCCAAGGCCTGCTAAACTTGCTCTTTCTCTTTCACGCAAATCAGCTAATTGTATACCTGTTTGGCCTAATCCAGTAGCTGCTTCTTGCTCTGCCAACCTTTGTCTATCAAAAGTGGTCATAGCATCTCTTTGTGCTTGACTAAAGCCTGCTTGTCTTATACCACCTAAAGCTTCAGCTAAACCCCTACCAAGAGCTTCTTGACGGTCAGCAGCAGCAAGCCTCGCTCTAGAGCCGAAGGCTGATAAACCGCCTGTCTGTATATCTCTTGCTCTTTGTTGTATATCTCTTTTTTCACCAGCCTCTAAAACATCTTGTATAGTTTGCTGGACAACCTGATCTTCAAAAGGATTAAAAAATTGTTGTGTCATACTAGGATCAAATTGTCTTACAGAACCCCTTATTAAATCTGCTCTTTCTTTTAGTAAAGGGTCTGCCACACCAAGATCAGCTAAAGCTCTATCTTGAGCTATTTGTTCTAGTTCACTAAGACCTGCTGTTTGTTGTAGCGGTACATCACTACCAATAAGATTAGCAGTAGCTTGCTGTAGTTGATTTATGAAGCCAGGTTGATCTGCAGTTCCAAAATACAAAGCTCTCAACAGGGGATCGGTTAATATTTCTTGTGTATCTTGTTGTGCTAAAACAGGATCAACTTGGCCTCTGACATCTTGCGGTATGGTTGTTACGGGGACTGCCCCCACATCACTCGCCACTGCAGCTGGCGTAGTAGGGGCAGGTTTAATAACTGGGTCTGGTGTTACTACAGGTTCAATAATTGGGTCTGGAGTTATAACAGATTCAGTTATAACAGGGGGGACAACTGGTGAAGTTATAACGGGTGGAGTTACACCTGCTGAACCAACAATTATGTTACCTTGCTCATCACGTATTTCTGTAGGTCTTATGCCTGGACCAAAACCAAAATCTTCTAAGGGTGGTGGTACTAAAGGTGGCCTTAATTCTTGAATAAATCTTGGTTGTGGTGGTATAACAGGTGGTGTTATTGTTTCAATCTCAGGTATATTATCTAACCTTTGTACGGAAAAAAAATCATCTCTTGGTGATCTAAGTGGTGGCCTTTCAAACGGTAGTTGTGGCTCTTCAATAGGTAAGGGTTCAATTGGTAAAACAGGAGCTTGCGGTATTGGAAACGGTGGTCTTGGTGGTCTTATTGGTGGTGCAATAGGCTCAATACGAGCTACAGGATCTCTTGATAAATTTTCTACTAAACGTCTATTTCTAAATATTCTGTCTAAAAATGCCATAATTAACTCATCATTTCTTGATAATCTTCAAAAAACTTCATTAACTTATCGTTGTTTTTGAAACCTTGTTCTCTATCTGGTTTACCTGTTGGGAAAATAGTAAGGCTATCTTTGTTTTTTTCTATTTTGAATCCACCTAACCCTTTATTTGCAGCAGCCGTCATAACAAATTCACCATCACTTAACATAGCTGGTATATCATCACTTGTTTCGGTACCAGGTCCCTCAGACGGTCCACCCATACGCATGTCTAATTCACGAAATCCCATACCACCACCATAAGACATGCCTGGTCTTACACCAACATCAAAACCTTGAAATACTTGTTGTGGCATAAGATCTGGTCTAGTAGATAACCTTACGTCACGTAAACCACCTTCTGTTTTTTCTGCGGCTCTTTTAGTTGCTAAACCATACAGAGCTGCTAGTGCAGCAAGACCGCCTGCAGAATCATCAGTTCGCTGTCCTTTAATAACGTCTTCAATACCTTTAATTGGTCCTGGTGTATCAAAGCCAAAGAAACTGCCTGTATTATCTCTATAAACATCACGCGTGCCACTTCGACCACCAAACCCAAATATGTCACCAATACTTTTAATTATTTGTGGTGTACTACCTTTGTCTCCAGGATCTCTACGAAAAAATCTACCTAATCCAGTAGGCTGTGAACTATATGCGGCTTCTACTTGTTCAGGAGTATAAAATTTATCACCTGCTTTGTTTGTAAAATACCCAGGCATACCATCAAACCCTTGTTGATATGTTATTTCACCTTTTTGATATAAATCAGTTACTAATGGGTTTACTTCGTAATCTTGTTGGCCACCAGACACCATAGTAAAATCTCCTTCTGGCATCATAACTTCTTGCTGTCCACTACCTAATCTAGTTAAACCACCTAGACCACCCCTTACGGCCGCAGCCGTGTCAAGTATACCTTTACCGCCTAGTAATTTTGAACCAAGCCCTGCCTTTATACCTAATTTTGAACCAACAGCACTAAGTCCTTTACCTATAACACCACCAACTCCAGGTATAAATAAGGCCCCTGCAACTGGCAATACTTTTTTTGCTATTTTTTTAACTTTTTTAAATAGTTTTTTTATAAAAAATTCTTGTAAGCCTGTTCTGGGGTTTATTGAGGGATTACCGCCTACTATATACTGATTGGGGTCCATACCTTGATTGAGCATGTCCTCTTCTATCATCATTCGTGTTACTGGAGAAATTACTGGCGGTACTATCATCTCCCCTGTTGCAACGTGGGCTATTTGATCATCTTCGAATCTACCCATACTTGCTAATTTTTGTATATTATCTTCCATAGCTTTTACTAAGTTGTTTGTAGATACCTAAAGTATCTATTATTTACCAAAATTAGCAAGTTTAATAGACGTGGCACCATTATTCTTAACAGTTACCTTGCCTACTGCACTTGTTGCTTCTAGACCATCATCTACAAGTCTTGTTCCAATATCTACCCATTTATTACCAGTATATACTTGTAATACTTCTAATGTTGTATTCCAAATAATACTACCAGCATTAAAATTTATAGTATTCAGCTCATTTTCGCTTACTTGACGCGTATTGTCTAGGTCAACAGCACCTAAATTTATTTCAAGTAATCTAATTAAACGGTTAAAAGTATCTGGTGTAACTTCGCTTTGTGCCAAAGGAAGCTGAGTTTGTAACAACTTACTCATCTTTTACCGTCAGTTTTTATATCTATTCTTGTCGCTCCTAAACGCCATCCTATTGATAAATTACCGTCATTTGTAGCATCATCATTACTTTCTATACGTAAGGCCATCTGCCTTGCTCTAGCTCTTATATGTGATTGTTGTGTGGTGCTAGATATTTCATTAGTAGAATTAGTAGCTAATGAATCACCAGGAAAGTTTCTTGTTTTTACCACTACGTTTACTGATCCGTTATTTGCATCTTCTATAAATTTGAAATCAGGTATTATACGTCTAGCAAAGGCAAATTTTTCACCATCATCTAAATCAAAGTCACTACTTTCAATAAACACGCCAGTCATAGGAGAACCATCATCATTAAATCCTTTTTCTTGCTGAAAAAGATAGCCACCACTTACCGCTCTAGGATAATTTTCTATACCAGCGTCAAGCCAAGCTGTTCTAACAAGTTGACCATAAAACCATAAATCTTCTGCATAATTGTAAATTACGTATCTATCTATCTCAGAGGAACTAGCAGAACAATAAAACCAACCAACCTCATTTTTGTCTTTAATAGTAAAAGCAGCTATTTTAAATGATTGAATTAGATTTATATCACCAAAGACATAATTGTGAACAGAGCAAGGTAAAGTTTTGACAGAACCGTTGTATAGGTAAAAGTTGTTATAACTCATAAAATATACCGCAGATGGGGTAGTTACGGCAGCTTTTGGCCCTATAAGTCCTGTGCCTTCATTAATTAAATTTACTGCAAAAGTAAAAGGTGGACCAACAAATTGCATGCTATATAGTGCTGTATCTGTCCAAATAAGTATCTCTTGTCTAGCTTTAACACCACCAATTATAGAAGAACCTGATGATAATCTTAATGATCCTGCGGTATTTGTTGATAGAGGCTCAAACTCTAATTCGTTCTCTTGATCACTAAAAGCTATTAACATAGGATCTATAACACCAGTTCTTGAAGTGCCTGAGATTGGATCGGCTCCTAATACTATTAAATGTCTATCAACTTCTGAGGTTATAACTTGTAAACCAACAGTAGGAACTAGATTGGCACCTGTAATACCTGATAATTCAACTGCTCTAGTGCCAACACCATTATTTTCAGTCCATTTGAATATACCAGCATTTCTTGCATTTATAATTAAATCTTCGCCGTAATTATCATGTGTCCACAATCTCAATTGATTGGTGCTACTTAAAGATGAAACACTACCAAAAGTACCTTCACCCCAACCGTTTATGCCCCAACCTGTGCCAGGCACATATACATCTAATCCTACATTAATTTGATATGTGCCAACTACTGAAGAGCCACCATTACCACTATCAGAGGAGTTTGCTGTTACAGTTGCACCAGATGTGTCTTTAGCTTCTATTGTGTAGCTATTAGCATTAACTATGGTTGCTATTTGATACTCTTGATTTAAAACAGCAGCAGTTATGTTACCGCCTAATGATGCTGCCCCGCTAAATGTTACAAAATCATTTTTAACAGCACCGTGCGAAGTATCTGCTACGGTTATTGTAGCGTCACCATTTGTAGCAGAAAATGTAACATCACCTGCAGAAGTGGTTAATCTTATAGGTGTAATATCATTAAAGTTACCACCACTCTCAATATAATATTTTAAATGCGTGCCTATACCTAAATATTTTGTACCACCTAAAGATATAAAACTATGTAGTGCTCTTGCTGTTCCTTCGTACGTATTAGAACTCAATTTTTCCCAACCACCAAACTTTTCTGGCCTACCTTTTCTAAAACGAACTAAATTGCAATCAAACCAACCGCCTTCATTATCATAAGCTGTACCTTCTCTGTTAATACCTGGTCTGAATATTGTTTTTTGTAAAGGCATTTACACCTCAGTCCAATCTTTACTTTCAAACAACAAAGATTCGCTTTTTCTTCTTTTCACCAAACCTTCATTAACTACACCATTTACTTTGTTCCAACGCTTAATTTGTTCTGGTACATTTTCATAATCACCAGCATTAAGAACTTTTAACAAAGTTGATGACTTAAAATTAGTTGGCCCTAAATTAAAAACCCAAGATACTAAAGCATCAAATTCATTTTGTTTTAATGGCACTTTAACCAAATCATTTATATATTCTTGATATTCTTGCAATTCATGTGTTAATAAATCTTCAGCTTCTTGCATAGTAATTGACATATTATCCTTTACAGGACTGCCATCTATAAGGTTTAAGCTCCCGTACCCTATTGTAGGTTTGTTTGCAGGACATCTGTATGAAACTGCATTTCCATTTTGATCTTTTGGGCAGCCCTCATAATGTTTAATAAGCGTCACACCCTCTTGTGATATATTCATTTTACTCTCCTTTTTCTGGGGAATGAGATGCTCCGAAATAAAACGAAATAATTGCACTCGCTAATCCTCCAAGATAACCAAGCACTAAGTTAATTAATGCTTCACTGTTTTGTTCTGGCGGTTGTAAAGTAACTAAAAATATATAACCCAAAAAACCGCCTATAGTAAATAATCCAATAATTCTTGCAGTCCAATCTTTGCTAAACATGCCTCTAGCGTTTTGCTTGTCTGCTACTTCTAATTTAAATACATCTACGTCAAGTTCTTTCATTTGTACTTCAAACTCTTGTTCTGCTTTTTTAAGCTCTAACATTTGCTCTGGTGTTGCATTTTGCATAGCTTGTTGTATTGATTTTTGATCGTTAGATACTCCAAGCACTTGTGCAATTTTACCCATAGCCATATTACCTAAAGGACCGCCCATAGCAGATCCAAGTGTAGGAGCAACCGCACCTACTATATTTTTAAGCATAGCTTTCATATTATAAACCTCGTTAGCACTGCAATACCTATTGCTCCTATAAAACCAAAGACCCCAAAGGTTGCTGCTTTTATAGTTGAATTTATGTATGTGATTTCTTGTTTTATATCAGAAAACTCGTTAAATGCTGTTTTCCAACGCTCATGAGATATAGTCTCTAACTTAGTAAGTCTTTCTGCTACATCATTTACTGTCATTTTTTTATCCATCATCTTGTAATGTATATATTTTAATAGGTTTTTCTTTACCTTTTACAAAAATACTCTCAAGTTCTTTTAGTATTATTTGATCACTAAAGGTACTTGAACTGATAGTATCATAACCTATAACAATATCTTCTCCAACTTCCTTAGTTGAGCTCTCTAGTCTAGCAGCTAAATTTACAGCATCCCCTATTGCAGAGTAATCAAATCTAGTATCGCTACCCATATTGCCTACAACAGCATATCCAGTATTAATTCCTACACCAATTTCAACTCCTAAATTAGCCATTTTTACTTTGTCTTGTATTTCTTTTGCACAAAGAACAGCTGCGGTTTCATGATCTGCTACATTAATTGGAGCGTTAAATATGGCCATCATAGCGTCACCAATATACTTATCTACCATACCGTCATAAAACTTAACGGTATCTGCTTGTATGGTAAGAACTTGATTCATTATCTTTGTAACCTCTTCAGGTTCTAATTTTTCAGATAAGGCAGTAAATCCACGCACATCAGTAAAAAGAAATGTGCAATATCTTCTTTCACCACCTAATACTAAAGATTCTGGATTGTCTTGTAACTTTTTAACTTGTCTTGGGTCTAAGTAATGCTCAAACTGTTTTTTTATTTGTTGTCGTAGTTTGTATTGTTGTCTAAATCTTAAATAAAAAGCTATTGATCCCGATATAAATTCTGATATTAATGTCCAAGATACATCAATAAGTAGCCCTTTTTGTATGAATATATACCCCATAACACCAGTTACTATCATCAAAATTGAAGCAACAGATATACCCCAGGTTATACCTAGCAAGTGCAACGCAAACCAAACTAAGGAAACAAAAATAATTAGGGATATTATTTCTACCGCTAAAGCATAATCTGGTATGTACGGACTATCTTGTATTAATATTGACTCTGCTAAAGCAGCTTGTATTTTATGAGGCTCTAACAAACCTATAGGAGTAGCTATTTGTGGCATAACACCTGCAGCCGTAACCCCGATAAATACAAACTTTCCTGCAACATACATTTGTTTTAGCGTGGTTTGTTCTGTATCTACCCAACTAATCCATTTACGGCCTAGACTATCTGTTTTAACTGGTGGTATTCCGCGTATTGATATTTCTTCTATACCATTATCATTAGTTTTTATAATATAAGTGTCTATATTAAATAAAGATTTGTAAATTTGTGTACCAAAACTAGGTATCCATTCTTTATTAGGTGTTTTTACTAACAGAGGTATTCTTCTTACTAATTGATCAACATCTGTGGGAGCTACGGCCAAACCTTGTAAAGTGCGATTGGATAGTAGAGGTAGGTTTTCCTTCACTCCCGTTGACATTATACCACCTTTACCATTACCAAGTACAACGGTGCCTGGTGATGTAGGATAATTACCTTTGCCATCTTCAAACATAGCTAATACTGATGGTGCAAATTGTAAAGTTTCAGCAAATATTTTATCTCCACCCATACGATCTGCTTGTGGAAAACTTACAACCCAACCAATACCTATAGCTCCGTTGTTAATTAAATCTAGTTGTATCTCTGCTAATCTTTCTCTTGGTAAAGGCCAACCACCCTCTCTTTCTACATCATCTTCAGTTATATTTAAGATTACAAAATTACCGCTAGGTTCTGGTGTAATTACAAAGTTATCAAATACTTTAAGTTTTAATATTTGTAATGGGGTTGATTGATAAATAACAGGTGCTAAAAGTATTATAAGTATTGGTAATAATAGCTTCTTCATTTAATCACTCTGAGTGATAGTTATTACACTATCTCCACCACCATTTATTTTTACAACATTAGAAACACCATCTTGTATTAAGATTACGGTATATCCATTACCAGAGTTTAAATCAACCTGTACTGACTCGCTAACGTTTCTTCGTAAACTAATTGTTTGTCCTGTTACTATTGTTGTTATTTGAGTATTAGTATCTTGTCCTATAAGCGTACCTGTTATGTTTACCCCCGTAGCCAAAGCAAGTTGATCTTCATCTTTCTCGACAGCTAATTCATCTAAAACGTTAAGTAAATCCTCTAAAAAATTTACATCTAAATAATTAATGTCTAGTTCTGTAAATTCTAAATTATTTTCTTCTAATAAATCTTCAGCTAAATAATCTATATCAAGATCATTAAAATCTAATAAATTGACTGTTTTTGTAGATGTTGTTTCTTCTTGTGCTAATTGATCTTCTTTGGGTGGTGTCACAATTAACATATTGTCAATAATATCTAAGGTAAGATCTAAAATAACAGGTTTTGTAGGTGAATTTTCAAAGACATCAACGGTAGTGGCTTGATAGGGTTTGTTCAGCAAAACACTGCCTGTGGCTGTAACTACCTCTATTTCGCCACTAGAGAGCCCCAGAGCGTCTGGTAGCAAAATAATAAGGCTACGCCCTAGTTCATCAACTGTAGCCGTAAAATCAGTCCCACGTATTGCTATGTTAGCTGTTGGTGTTTTTAGTTGTATATTCTGTTTGTCTATACGATTAAGGTTGCCTGTAATAAACCTAGCTGTGCCAAGACCAAAGGTAAGTGCCATCTTTGCTTTAGTAGGATCTGGGTCGTAGATGTATTCGTCAATAAGAAGTTGACTATGCTCTGTAAGTTTAACAATAGATTTATCAAGAAAAGTAATAGCCATTCTGCCATTTTTGGTAATGGCCTCATCATTACTTTGTATAGCAAACTTTAAGTCTGCTTCATACGGCTTATCTCGGACAATTTGTGCTGTGCCGTTTAATTCAGATATGTCTCCAATATCAACAGCTTGTGCTTGTACCTTGGTCGTTTTGAATGACGCAAACAGTACCACTATTACCGATAGAAATAATTTTAAGCCAGTCATTATCTAAAGTGCTTGATTGTGTTATGTTAAATGTTCTGCTATTACCAGTTTGATCTAAGTAAAAGTAACCACCTGCATAACCAGAACCAGTAAAGTTTAATGTATTACTATCACCGTCTACGTCTACATAACTTGTTCCACCATCATAATTTATATCAAAATCAAAAGTGTTGCCGTCACCTTGTATAATCCAATCTAAATCAAGAGTTGCCGCTAAAGCACTTGTACCGTGGTCTAAAGTAAATGTGTTAGTGCTACCTGTAACATCAACATTATAGTTTGAACTGTCAATACCGTAAGTATTAGTTGGATCGCCTTGTATAGTAAAGGTATTACTATCTCCATCAAATTCAAAGAATCCTGTTATGGTATCACCAAGAATATCACCTAAAAATTTATTAGAGTCACCTATCTGGTTAATATCTAGTGTCATAGTAATGCCGTCTAAATCTAACGCAGTTAGCGTACCTGCAACAGAATTAAGACCACCAATAATGTTACCTGAACCTAGTTGTTCAAGATCTATATTAGCAGTAGCACCACTTTGATCTACATATATTTCGTTATCAGCCGCGTATGTTGTCAACGCAGTCAGCGTCACAATCAGGCTTATCAATTTTAATTGATTCATTCTTTTTCTCCCAGAAACCCTTATCATAACCTATTTTTACTATTTGCAAAACTGCCTCCTCTATAGCCCTTTGTAGTGCTAATGTAGTAGGTTCATTTTCAGCATCACCCATTTCTATTTCTACTAACTCCGTACCAGCTTCAATAAATTTAAAAACATCTTGTGATTGACCATAGCTAAACACTTGTTTACTTACCAAAACATCTATTAAAACTTCACCAGTAGCTATAGATACCATTCTTAGAGCTACGGTTATATTGTCAATTCTATATTGTTTACTACTACTAATACCTAAATATCTAGCACCAATACCACCACTTTTAATGTTAGAGTCATAACCTAATACTGCCCCTTCCATCAGTACGCCAGCAAATAATAACGGCATGATAGGTTTTGGACCGTCTGTACTTTCGTTTTGTTCTCTTGCAGAACGTATAAGTTGTCTTTCTTTTGTAAGATTATCAAGTCCAACTCTTTCAGCTACTCTAAAAAACTTACCATTTGCCGTATGTTTTAAACTTCTAATCAATAAATGCCCTGGTGCTTGCGTTAATGCTGTAGAAAATAAAGCAAATTCACTATTGCTTTTTCGTTGACCTGTTTGATCTGTAAAGCTGTTTGGATAAACCGCTACAACAATTGGTATTTTTGGTTCAGATACTTCTAGAAGATCTTTTGATTGTATTTCTAAAATATTTGGTAAAGATTTGCCTTGCCTTAAATTTTCGTCAATAGGATTAATACTACAACTAGAAAGAAAAATCGCCAATAGGAAGCTGTATTTCTGTAACATTACCGTTTTCATCCGTAATAATAAGAGTGATAACTCCATCTTCAATACTATATTGAATAGTGTTTCCCTCTAGTGTTAAAGTTCCCTCTGTGCTTGGTGTCTCCCCAAATAAATTTTCTACAAGCTGTCTTGATAGTTGAGCATATATACGTGATTCTAAATTACGAATAAACCTTGCTAATGTTGTATTTTCTTTATCTCTTTCTAGCTGTTCTTGTATAGCTTTTATTTCTTCTTTAATACTCATTTTTCTATTAAACTCTTGGTTTTCTATAGTCAAATAATGTGAAGAGGTATTAATGCCGCTAAAAGATGGGTTTTTAAATTTATGAGTGATCGTATCTGCTTGTAAATTTACAACAATAATTCCACAAAATAATACAAAACCTATAAAAACAATAGTTAAAGTAAGTCTATATCTTTCTAATTCTTCTTTATCAATCTTTTCTTTGGTCATCTCTATCTGCTTTAGCTATTTTATTGCTATTTATTAACTGTGGCACACCTAATATTGTTTTTATTAGAGTGTCTTGTCTGATGATTTCGTTATCTAAACTGCGTATTCTGTCTATCAATGCTACTAAAATACCATGTTGCGAGTCAAGTTTCGTGCCTAATCGTTCTTCAATAGCCGCAATTTGACCCTCTACTTTTTCATCAACGGTATCTAATTTTGTTTCCATACCGTCAACAATACGCATTATTAATTTATAAATAAACCACCCTAGACCAAGAGCAGCTGCTATGGGAAACCCAACCTCTTGTATAAGTGTGACTACTGACTCCATTAGTAATCACCCCAAACTTTTGTTTTTTTGCCTCCGTTGTACTCTACTGCATGACCTTCTTTTATTAATACTTGGCATATATCTCTGCCATCTTCAGTATATGGTATACCTAGAATACGACCATACTTGCCTTTGCCTAATGACTTGACTTTAATATCGCCGATACACAGTTCTTGTAACCTTGATTTTGCAGCAAGACCAAGTTTTTTTTCTGCAAGATCCCTTGTGCGGCTTTCTGGAGTATCAATGCCGTGAAGCCTAACACGCTGTTTATGTAGCTTTACATCAAAACCAAGATCCAGACAACAATCAAATGTATCTCCATCAACAATGCGTTCTAATGTAGCGTTATAGACAAACGCATCAGGTGATTTTGCCATTATTTTTTAGATGTTTTCTTAACTCTTTTTGTAGTCCAGGCTTCGTTTACATCTGGTGTAGATTTATCGTCAGCTACATAATGGCCTTTTTTGTTACGAGTTCTAACTTTTACTTCTTCTGTATTAGTTAAATTACCCCATAATCTTTTTAAAAAACTCATATTATTCTCCTTAGTTTTCTAAAGTTTTAGTTTCTGTTTCTAAAACTTCATTTGCTTGTTCTTTTGCAGAATCTATAAATGCTTTTTCAAAAACGCTTTTGCTTGCTTGTACTTGGTCTAATTGAAATTTTATTCGTGCTTCTTGATTATTTAAATCAAGTATTTGTGAGTGTAAGTATTTTTGTTGTGGTGTTAAATCAGAAACTTTCATTTCTTTGTCATTTAACATAACTACTGGTTCTGGGTTTTGTTTAGTCATTTTCTCTCCTTATGAACTTAATGTTTTAGTTTCAGTTGTAGGTGTAACCTTTTCAGCTATCTCTGCGTCTAATCTAGCTTTCATATCTGTAACTTTATCACTACCCATAGCTGTTTCAACCCAGCCTTGAACATCACTATTGGTTAAAGACGACCAATTTTTAAAACTTGATAGATCAGATGTATCTAAACCCTGTGATCCATAAAATGTAGCAGTTTGGGGATTTCCTTCGGCATCATTATTACTATCATCAGTTGCAGTTAGTCTCCAATACACATTGTAAACTACATTATTTTTACTATTATGTGTTTTGTATCTGTCGTGTGTTTTACAATCCCATTCATAAGATATTGCCATCTTATTCTCCTTTTAAAGTTTGTATTTCAGTTTTTAATTCATCTATTGTTGCAGAAAGTTCTTGTACTGCTTTTACTAAATAAGGTGTTAGTTTTCCGTAATCAACACCCCAATTCATTTCGTGTTCATCACTACCTTCGGTAACAACATTTGGTATTACTTTATATAATTCTTGTGCAATCATACCAATATCGTGTTTGTTACTAGTTTTCCAGTCAAACTCTCTTACTTTTATATTTTTAATTACATCTAATTGAGAAGAAGCATCAACAATATTTTTTTTGAGTCTTTCATCAGAAGTGGTGTTGTAAGCTACAGAAGTTGCACTTGCTGCTGTTATAGAACCACAATTTGTATTACCATCACTAAATTGCACAAACTTACCATTTGTGCAATCTTGGTCTACTGTAAATGTTAATTGTAAAATTACATTACCTGCACTAACAGAAACATCTGGGTCATAAAAACCTGCCACTCCACCACTCAAACTATTACCTGCTGCTTGTAAAACAGTTTCACTGCCAACTGGACTTGTAAAACTTGAACCTATTAATATTTGCCCACCCCCAGTAATACGCATCCTTTCTGTATCGTTTGTTCCAAATATTAATGGAAAATTTTGTCTATTAGTTATATTTAATGAGTTATTTACAACAGCTTGTATTCTTGAATGGACACCAGCACTTGCTTCAGAAAAATCAATAATACCACCTGTGCTATCTCTTAAATCTAAAGTTACATAATTACTAAAATTAGTTGCGTTACCACCACCACCAAAAGAAAAGTTGCCGCTAGTATCGATACGAAAGTGTTCTGTTTCGGCGACTCCAAATACCATAGGGAAACTTTGTCGCATATTTATAAAACCACTTTGATTTGGCATACCTTGTGAAGCACTACCACTAAAGTTTGTGCCTAAAACCATATTTGCTGAACCAGTCGCTGTTGCTGACACAGTTGATACTGATGAAGAACTTGCAGCGTCTATACTCCCACTAGCATTAACTGAGCTATTAAAAGTAGCTGCACCTGCTGCTGACATATCAAAGGTAAGAGCAGTAAAAGCTGAACCACCATCATTACCTCTAATTAACAAATCTTTATCTGATTGTTCTACACCTAAATAAGCATCACCACTTACATTAGAAACAGAAAAGAAATTAGAGCTACCATCTTTAAAAAAGACATTATCACCATCTACATCAAGAATAATATCTCCGCTTGAATCTAGAGTTATGTCTGTTCCATCATTAGTTATAGTGTCTAAAGCTATAGAACCAACATTTGTAATATTTTCATCATTAAATGATGTGGCCCCAAAAGTATTAGACGCTGCTGTAGAAGTAATACCTGCTGCCGCAGTAATACCACCGCCATCAGCAATTGTTATGGCATTATCTCCATCAGTAAAACCAATATTAGCTGTTTGTACTTCACCACTAACTAATAAATCCCCACCTACTGACGCATCATCTGTAACTGTTAAATCATCTTCAACTTTTAAATCTACAACATTTAAACTAGCAAAAGCATCTACTATTGCTGCACCTGAACCTGCACCATCAG